AAAGCAATGAAGGGTGTATGGGATATGTCTGAGAACAGATGGGGTTACAAACGTACTAAATAGTACATGGACTCAATTCAAGAACTAGAACACTTATCTATAGAGTTAACTCAATTAATACTACCTTGGATAAGTGTTCTTATTTCAATCGTATTCGTATTCTGGTTTAAAGACTTTGCTACATCATTAGCCAAGGGATTAAAGTTTAAACAAAATCCGTTGTTTAATGAAGGAGATAAGGTTATACTAGAAGGTGAAGATGCTATAATAATAAAAATAGGATTACGCAGTACTGTATTTGGTATCTATACAAGTAGAGGATATACATGGCGCGTAATTGCTAATGAACGATTAGAATATTTGAAATTAGAGAAACTTATAGATAATAATGTACATATGGATAGTGATGCTGAAAAGGGTAAGCGTATTCAAAGCCTAATAGATAAAGCTCAGAATGATAAGATCAAAGCTAATACAAAAAGAATAGATAAACTGGAGAAGTAAATGACAGACAATATTATTCAATTCCCTAAGGAGAAAATGAGAACGCCTCCTCAATCAAAGAAAGAATTAGATGCAGAACTTCTAAACAATAAAGTTGCGTATGTAGAAGATGTAGCATCTCACTATGCTAGTAGTGTATTTAATAAACTAGCTATGCACGGATTCAATGTTGATGATGATAACTTTATAAAAGACTATGCGTATGTTATAGAATCTCTTAAATCTTGTTTACTTCGTAATGTCGGTGTAACTCATCCGATTCAAGCAACCGTAGAGGAAGACGTAGCAAAATATTGTGGTATAGATGTTACGTCAGAATACCTTACTGAAGAACAAGAAGAACGATTAGAAGAGATGGAAGAAGAGGACAAACTGATATGAGCGATAGTTATACCGCTATATGTGATGGAGGTCCTAAAGAAAACGATAAGCATCCGATAGTGTATATGGATCTAACTGATGGTCCTGTATATTGTCCTTACTGTAACAAGAAATTTGAAATGGGTGTTGACTAAAACACCAAACTATGTTATAATTAGTTATGATCCTTATTGACCTAAACCAAGTATGTATTGCAAACATACTACAAGAGATAAAACAAATCAAAAAGATAGAACCTTTGCTGGTAAAGCATATGATATTATCTACTTTGTTATTCTATAGAAGAAAGTTTTCTGTTAGATATGGTGAATTAGTTATTTGTTGTGATAGTAAAAGGTCTTGGCGTAAGGATGTGTTTGCTTTTTACAAAGCTAATCGTAAAACTAATAGACAAAAAGATGATATTGATTGGAATGGTATCTTTGAAGTTATAAATTCTCTAACAGATGACTTAGTTAAACAATTTCCATATGCAGTTATTAGAGTTGACCAAGCAGAAGCTGATGATATTATTGGTGCGATAGCTAATCATTATAATAGTAATGAAAAAATAATGATAGTATCAAGCGATAAAGACTTTTTACAACTACAAAAGAACCCAAATGTCGAACAATATTCACCAACTCAGAAAAAAAACCTTACTTGTGACGATCCTTCACAGTATTTAAAGGAACATATCATGAAAGGTGACCGAGGAGACGGCATTCCTAACTTTTTATCTGATGATGATACGTTTGTAACCGACAAAAGAAGCAAGAAAATACTAAAAACTAAGCTAGAAGCATGGAAAACTTTGGATCCAACTGAGTTTTGTGACGAAAAAATGATGAGAGGATGGAAAAGAAACGAGCAAATCGTTGATTTATCGCATACTCCAACAGATATTAAGCAAAAAATTGTTGACCAATACGATACATACGAGTATAATCGAAGAGATAAACTACTAAATTACTTTATACAAAATAAATTTCGAAACTTAATCGAACATATAGGAGATTTTTGATGAATCTAAGTGTAGCAGAAGTGCTAAAGAAGGCAGGAACCTTCAAAGATGTGGCTGCAAGAGCAAAGTATCTGAAAGATAACGATACAAAAGCTCTCAAAGCTGTTGTCTATTTTACATATGCAAAGGAAGTCAAGTGGTTGATACCAGATAGTGACCCTCCTTACAGACCAACAACACCAGAACAAGACTTACAAAATGTTTTGAAGTCAACATATAACCGTTTAAGGATCTATGTTGAAGGTGGTGGGTATCCTGACATGAGTAAAACTAAAAGAGAAATGAATTTTATTGAATGGTTAGAGAGTATGGATCCAGATGATGCTAAACTTATCTTAGCTATTCGTAAAGGTGAGATACCTTATCCAGGTATGTCTCGTCATGTTGCTAAGAAAGCATTCCCAGATATAGCAAAGGCTTTTAGATAATGCATTACATAGTATGGGCACAAATAGTTTTCATACTTGTGATGATTTGGTTAACCCTTTTTTTAGTGATAGGAGGATAGATGGATAGAGATAGAGTTTGTGTTGTAATATTATTGATAATGTTTGCAATATTAGTAATAACAGGTTGTACACCTACTTGGAAATCACCTGCTGATATGGATAGAGAAAGATATTCCATAGAACATATACACGGACCTAACTGCATACATGAACAAGTCAATGGATAATGTTATCAAATTTCCAGAGCCAAAGAAATGGACTCTGACATTTATCATTCCAGATGAAATAAAGATGGAAGGTAAGTCGACTGATATACATTGGACATTTGATAATAATTTTGGTACTGCTGAAGTAGTAGCTAGAACTGTTGAAGAAGCTAAAAAGAAAATACTTAATTGCATTGAGATAGACTCTTGGTGTGATATCAATATGTGGGGTCATGAATAATCTTAAAACAGAATATACAGGTTGGCAATATGAACCTGCATTTATAATTGGTAATGGTAGATCAAGAGAGTTCTTAGAAGTAGATAGACTTATAGGACAAGGTTGTACATTTGGTTGTAACGCTTTGTATAGAGAATATAAACCTGATTATATTATACCTGATTATCTTGTTGCTATTGATCCTATACTGATTGAGGAAATAAAAGCAAGTGACTTTCCATCTGATAGATTTATAGAACCTCCTTTTCATGAACAGTTTGAACCAGCAGAATGTAATCCAGCAAGACCAAGAAGTAATGCTGGTATGAATGCTATGCTGGAAGCTATCAAGATGAAATTTACTACTTTGTATATGTTTGGATTTGACTTTATTATAGATGATGCAAAATATAGTACCGATAACATATATGAAGGATCGAATGGATATGGTCCAGAGACCAGAGCAAGTTATAATGACAACATCAATAGATGTTTATATATGACATATATTGCTCAAAAAAATCCTAATATAAACTTTAAATTTGTGCTTCCTAGAAGTCAAAGAAAAATACATACTATTAACAGTAACAATGTGACCGGAATGTATTATGAAAACTTTGATCCGGAGATGAAGGTAGCACAGGAAAATATAGCTAATTAATGCCGATATATATTTTTAAGAATACTAAAACAAATAAAGTGTATGAAGAGTTTCTTTCAATGTCTGAAAGAGAACAATACCTAAAAGACAATCCTGATGTGATGCAAGTTCCTACTGTACCTAACATTGTTAGTGGAGTCGGTGGTATAAAAACTGATGGCGGATTCAATGAAGTCCTAAGCAAGATATCTGAAGCTCATCCAACGAGCGCACTTGCACACCGCCATACTAGACGTACCGCTAAACAAGTTAAAACTCAACAAGCAATCAAAAAGCATAAGAAAAGGATTAAACATGCATCAACCCGTTCTAGCGTATAGTCAAAATTTCAACAATCAATTATCTAGGAGAGAGAGAAAATTATTAAAAAAGCAAGCAAAGATACACAATCATCAAAACCATTCTCTACAATTAAAAACATTTCATCCAAAAACAAAAAACCAATCGAGAGTATGGAACGAATACAAACGTGGACAAAATATTTTATGTCATGGTGTAGCAGGAACAGGAAAAACATTCCTATCAATTTATCTAGCATTAGAAGATATATTGAAAGGAGCATACGATCAATTAACAATTATAAGAAGTGTAGTACCAACAAGAGACATGGGTTTCTTACCTGGCAATCAAGCACAGAAAAGCAAAGTATATGAAGGACCATATACAAGTATCTGTAATGAATTGTTTGGAAGAGGTGACGCTTATGAATTACTTAAACTAAAAGGTATGATAAAATTTACATCTACTTCATTTATTCGTGGACATACAATCGAAAATAATGTAGTATTAGTAGACGAATGTCAAAATATGACATTCCATGAATTGGATACTATTATAACACGACTTGGAAGGAATTGTAAAATAATATTTTGTGGAGACTTTAGACAAAGTGATTTACAAAAAGAAGAAGACAGAAGTGGATTGAGAAGATTTATGAATGTAATAAAAAGTATGAAAGGTATGAGTGGTATAGAATTTGATCAAGATGATATTGTAAGAAGTGCTTTTGTCAAAGAATATATTATAAGTAAATTAAATTATGGGATCGTTTAAACATAAGAAGTTATTTGACTTTAAAAAACTACCTTCAAAGAACATTGATGGAAGGAGAATGTATGAATCTCCTTCCGGAATGTCTTTGCCAAGCATAACTACAATACTTGGTTGGTTTAAAAGAGAAAGTATTCAAGAGTGGAGAAAGAAAGTTGGTGAAGAAGAAGCCAATAAGATCTCAACACAAAGTAGTAGAAGAGGTACAGCAGTACATCAGATCTGTGAAGATTATTTAAACAACAAAGAATATACATTGAAACATATGCCTTCTAATCTGGCTATGTTTAGAACTATCAAACCTATACTAGACAAGAATGTTGAATTAGTATATCATCAAGAAGTTCCATTGTACAGTGATAAGTTAAGAGCAGCTGGAAGAGTTGACTGTGTATGTAAATGGAATGGTAAAGATAGTATAGTAGATTTTAAGACGAGTAGAAAACCAAAGAAGAAAGAATGGATCCAAGATTATTTTGTACAGGCAACAGCATATAGTTTAATGTTTGAATATGTTACAACTATTCATATACCTAACATAGTTATTTGTATGGCTGTAGAAGATAGTGAACCATTAGTATTTGAGGATACAATATATCCTTATGTACCAACCTTATTAAGTAAACTAGAGGAATATCATGCAAATTTTGAAGACGAACAGATCGCAGCACAGATTTCAAACGCTGGGGCATAATCATTACACAAGACTAATTAACAATGCAATAAGAGCTCATTCATTAACAAAGGATGATGATATGAGAACATATTGGAAGAAGGTTATGAAAGAGCTTCATAGACGACAAGAGAAATATGAAGTTTTTATGACCATGACACAACACTAATCTAAATAAATTTATGAGGAAGTTAGTAGAATGGATTCAAGTTATATTAATAGGATTATTAGTATACTTCTTTTTAGTAAAACCAGTTTTATCTAAAGATACTTATATTGGATTAGGTATGGGTATTCAAGATGGATTAAATGGTGGTAAAGATGCAAAAGAATATGGACTTACTGTAGGTAAAAAGTTTAATGATTTCTTTGCAGGTGAAATAAAAACAAGAACAAAGATTAAAGATAATAGTACCGGTAATGATCAAAGAGCAGAGTTTGCTTTGATTGGATCCTTAGATATGTTTTATTTAAGAGCTGGTGCAGGTAGAAAGTTTGAAAGAAATAAAGACCATGGATATTGGCATGCAGAGCCAGGTGTTAAATTTAAGTTAACAGATACATGGAGTTTCAAAACAGGAGTTAGATTTAGAGATAGTTTTGATCCTATCTATGAACAATCTGACATCACATATAAGTTTGGGTTTAGTAAAAAACTAAACGACAACAATTCAATATCAATCAATTCAAAATTCAAAAGAGGCGATAGTCAATACAATAGTATTGGTATCGGTTACAAGTATAAATTCTAGGAGGTAGTTATGGAAGGTTTGAGTTTATGGATGGCACTAGGATTTTTATTTGCTGCTTATTCAGTTATTGCAAACGATTCAGTACAAACATTAGGTACATTTATTGCATCTAATAACGAAAGATTTCATTGGAAGACATTATGGTTATCA